GCACCGGGTCCAAGATAGAGGCCCCTGACGGGACTGTGAACCGAATCCTCAGCCACAACGCGACGACCAGCCTGTACATGGAGGCGCGGTACGGGGGCGCCACAACCACAGCTACAAACGACGACTCCTGGAAGATTTACTGGGACGAGTACCCGCTTCCTGAGGGGGCTGCTTCAATCGAGTCCATCGTCTGTACGGGCAACGGGTTTGTCAGGCATATCCGAGAGTCGAGCTTACTTTCGCCCCACATGAAGGGGCTCACGGTCAAGGACTACGATTCGTACCCTCAGTACTACGCGCTCGAGCGGCATACGCAGATCCCTGCGCCAGACCTTGCGCCTCGTGTCTCGGGAAGCGCGACCGCCTCGACTACCAACCCAGGGGCCGTCTATACCTACAAGTATTGTTACTTCAATACTAAGACGCAGGAGATGGGCCCACTGTCTGCTGCGTCAGACCAAATCACGACAACGGTCGCCCTCCCGTCAGTGTCGGTGACGGTTGCCCATAAGCCAGACTATGGGGTAGCTCTATACCGAACCAAGAATGGCGGCTCAGAGCTTTACTACCTCTCAGCCAACGACATCCAGACTCTGTCTACAGATATATTTGCAGATGCTGTCGAGGACGCTGCGCTTGGATTTACCCACCAAGACAGCGACTTCGATGGGTTCACCATGCAGACGAGCATCGGTGCGATTGCCGAGAGGGGCCCTGTCACCAGCGGCAGTCACCACATCAGGTTTTGGCCCCCTCCAGACGAAGAGTATCTCGTGGATGTGACGTACTTTGTGGCGCCTCGAGAGCTCACAGAGGACCACGACGCGCCGCACCTTCCCAGGCAGCACCAGCCAATTCTTCTTGACCTAGCCGAGAGCTACGCCCTTAGCGAGGAAGAGAACCATAGCGCCGCAACCCAGAAGCGGGCTTATGCCCTGGAGGCCATCGAGCGAATGGAGCGCGAAGAGGAGGCAGACCCAGGCACACGCATCCAGATTGGCCGAGGGGAGCCGCAAATCGACGAGGCTCTCGGCAGCTGGCCTAGAACCATCACAGGGTAGGGGGCGGCTCCGTGGCGCGCATAGCTCAAGGCAAAGGGTTTCACGCTGTACCAGTGCTGACCAGGGGTCTGTCTGACCGTGTTTGGGCAAACAGCGGCGAAATTAACCGGGTCGACGGCTGCTACTTTCAAGTCGTTGGAACGGTCGAAAAGGTTAAGGGGATCAGGAACCTTGTCGACTGGGATAAAGACAACTTCCATCTTCTAAACACCAGGATAAACGCAATGACTGCGTTTCAGGCTATTGGTGGCCCAGACGAGCTCATCGTCTCTCTTTCTGGCGATTCTGGCGCTGCGAACTATGTCTATCCGATTGCGACGGGAAAGCTTCTGAAGCCGGGAACGTCTCAGACGAAGGACAAGTATCGCGGCGGGAGAGTCCTTCTTCTTCGTGGTCGCACACTGGAGCATGATGCGATTCCACACATCGCCATTGGGAGCGAGTGGCACGATGCTTTTGGGGAGGAGCACTTAGGGGGAGATAGCTTCATTGCTGCTAGGCGCGCAGACTCGCAGGACCAGTTTGATGGAGATTACTTCGCCAACTGGGGAGGGTGGCTTTTTATATCTAACGGGGTAGACGCTAACCTCAAGTGGGACGGGAGTTACACTTCTGCTGTTGGTGTTCATGTAGCGCCGGCTGCCCCGAGGACAACCAAGCAAAACTCACCCGGCATGCACCCGGACTTTTCTATTGCAGACGAGTACCCAGGGGCGGGCGGGCCCTTCCGTGGAAACGAGTCCAACGCCCAGCAAAAGTTCCAGTATCGCTGCACGTTTGTGAACGAGTCGGGTGCCGAGGGCCCTCCTAGCGGCCCAGGAATCTCCGTTAATGCCGGCGAGGTGTACAAGGAGATAAAGCCAGCGTCCACTGACGTGATTCTGGAGTTCTTTGGCCTGACTCCCGATCCGGAAGACCCAGACTATGTTTGGGTTACTCCAGACGCAGTACCAATCGAGCCGAATACCTATCGCGCAGTTATCAGAATCGACGGGTTCGACGCGCCTAGCCAGGCAGACATTGTCTGGAGAAACATCTACAAGCGGGCAAAGGACGGCGAGTACTACTTTTGGAGGCAGGTAGCGGTAAACGAAAAGGCCGTTTACGACCATGAAAACGTGCTTGACTCTGCAGCAATGGGAACGCCCCTGGTTGAGGGGCGGTCTGCTCCGCCAACAAGCAAGTTCGTCGGCTTCTTCCGAAGTCGCGGGTACTACGTTTCCACGTCGTTCCCCGCATTTGTTTTTTATAGCGATGCAAATGTTCCTGAGCAGATCTCATCTCCGCTTCAGTACTTGGACGTTAACAGTGCTGACGGTCGTCCAATAACCGGCCTGTTTGCCCTTGGAGACTCTCTTGTTGTTTTCAAGGAGAGCTCTGTTTGGCAGGTAACGTCTTTGGCTGACGGGTCTCCCGTCCTTACCCCAGTGACCGAGTCTGTCGGAAGCCTTTCTCCAAGAGGGTCGATACTTGCCTATGAAAGGCTTTTGTTTATTGGGGAGCGCGGGGTTTACCAGTACGACGGCGCGGCAGTCAGGCCTCTCTCGGAAAGCCTTAACAAGTGGTGGAATACCGTTTACGTTGACGGACTGAAGACTGCGACATCCTGGTTGGACGAGAGGGAAAGGCGCCTCTTCATCTCCATGCAGAGCGGTCCTGGCGTAGAGAACGACATGGTCGTTTGCTACCACTACCAGCTCGATGCAGTCACTGTGACTAAGGGGCAGCGGATCACCGCATCGACGAGATACAAGGGGGAGCCTCTTCTTGGCGTGCGGCTACCTGAGAAGTCCTTTGGCATACCCGGAGGAGACCTTCCTGGGTTTACTGGAGGCTCTGGGGCGGCTGGCGGTCCCGTTCAGACGGTTACAAAAAAGGTTACTAACTCAGACATCGTTATCTGGGGCCTTGGCGACTCAATGGAGTACGGCTACCTCCCTGGCGGAGAACCGGACCCAGATGACCAAAAGAGCCCGGTAACCGTTTCCGCCGGAAACATCGCTGGCAAGATCCGGTTTGGCCCGTACAGCGCCAACCAGACCGGATGGAACTCGGACGAGGAGATGGAGGTTGCCGGGATTGATGTCTTCTTCCCCTACTGCGGCGACCAGAGCGTTACGGTTCGTTGGTACAAGAACCGAGACCCGGAGGCCGTTGGAACCAGGGCCTTCCAGCTCAACCAGCACGGTACAGCTGCACAGAAGTCGACCAACCAGGACCTTACGACTGTCGTTGGCTGGGCTGAGGACGGTTTTCTGACGGGCACCGAGGGCGTTGAGTACAAGACCTGGGAGAGCGTTCCAAGCCAAGATGACGACGGCAAGTGGAACGGGCGCAGGCAGTTGTTCCAGCGGCTTGTATTCCCAGAGACCGTCGTTTGTCGAGAGATCGAGATCGAGTTTGAGAATGGCAATGAGAAGGAGCCGTTTATGGTCGACGGGTTCGTCCTCTGGAGGGCCAGCAAGGGCTCAGAGAGGCAGCGCTAATGTCTGTTTATGATGACGAGGGAAACGTCTCAGGGTGGATGACAAGGCGCCTCAAGCAGGCTGTTGAGTTCTCAAACCAGGGGGCATCGTCGACTTGGCCGAAGGACCGGGCCGCTTCGTTTTCTGTCAGGTCTGCTGGTTACGGGTTTTCCGTATCTATGAAGAGCCCGATGTCTGTTCGTCGTGCAATATCTGCCCTTGAAAACCACAAGCACTCTGGGGGCAAGTAGATGTACTACAGAAGGGGCTTTTACCCGAGGCCAGGCCAGGCGGATGTGCCAGACGATCTTTGGGCGGAGTTCCAGAGAATCAGGGGGCACCTGTCCAGGGTTGACCAAAACAACATAGAGAGCTTTTCCCTCGCCAGGAGCGACATAGCTCTTCCGGACACGCCAGACCATGCTGGATTGTCTGACATCGTTGGCGTTGACGGCGAGTTCCTGCATAAGGAGCTTACGTTTCAGGGCAGCGACCTTGTTGAGATCGGTCGTGTGGCGAACTTTGATCTCGAGGGGCGATGGTTTGACCTTGGGGGCAAGGGCGCGCTTCTGCGCGGACACTCGAGGGGCGACGCTCCCTGGATTGTCGCAGCGTCAATAGACTTTTCAGCCCGAGACAGAGAGCTCTCTTCACCGTTGGGCACCATTGCAACCTCAACCGAAGGTCCGAATACAACCGACTCGTCCTTCGGCTCCGGCCACTATACGCCCACGAGCTCGGTCACCGGCACCATCGACAATATGGAAACCTGGACAAGCGCGGAGATTATAGATTCGTCTATTACGCGGGTGAACGTTCGGCTTCGCATTAAAACCAAAGAGGGCCTTTCTGCGGCTGAGGCCGTTGGCGGGGCAGATAACTACTCCGATGGCGGGTCTCTTGCCGTGGTGACCTGTTCGTTTTCCGGGGGTGGTCCGGTTGAGTTTTCGCCAGTAATAAAAGTTGACGAGAACAAGTTTGGGGCGCTCAATAAAGATGGCTGGGCCTGCACCATCCACAGGGTGAACATCTTTGCGTTTGGGCTGTATAAGTAATGCCTATTCAGGTTTATTCGGCTGACCTTCGGGTGAAAGACGGCGAGGTTATGAGCTCGTCGGACGTGAAGGACAACTTCCAAAACGTCCAGGACGCCGCCAACTCACTCGACTGGATGAACGTGGAGGACGGGTCTCTTGACCAGTTTCACTTAAAGATTGGCGAGCCTCTTAAAGGGGTTAGGGGGAGGTTTCGTAAGAACGGCCAACCGCCTGGTGGTTACCAGTCCTGGCACACCCTGGTAGGAATTAACCCGGAGGTTCAGGAGGGGTCTGCTGTCTATGCGTTTGGCAACGTCACGTTCGACCGGCTGAACTCTGTGGGCACGGCCAGGGAGAATCTCCTCCCATCACCTTCGGATCAAAGGCCAGACACCCTTAAAACAGAGATAAGGATCTCCGCCCCATACACAGAAAGAACCCACTACCACGCATACTGCCCCGCCGTTTATGGGCAAGCTGGGATAGTTCATGCGTACCGTGTAACGTCTCAAATGTTGCAAAACCCTGCAGCTGGCGGTGCCGCGCATAGCGTAAACTTTGACATTAAGTGTGTGGGAGGTCCACACCCTTACGCAGCCGGCCTGACTCATGCGGCGCTCATCTTCGGCACTCACTACCCTGGAGAGTTCTATGATGACCAAGTGAAGATGGGTGTAATGGCTAACTTTGTTGTGTTTGTGATTGACCGATGACGACCGTTGACTTCATGAACTCGCTCCCTAACGAGGTGTCGGAAGGTGAGCCAGCCACCGCAGAGGGTGCGGCGCATGCGTTTCGTTCCATAGAGGGTCTCTTCCAGGGCGGGGTGCATGGAGACGGGGAGAACTTTGCGCCCGGTGGCGCGTTGCGCGGGCAGTCTTTTAGGAAGAACGGCACCACCGAGGTGTTCAAGAGGGCGTCAAGGGACGATTTTTGGGTTGGTGGCGGAAACAGCACTAGGGCGCGGTCCTCTAACAGGACGTATGACATCCCCGGCGGCGCGCTTCGTTTTCGGCTACGGGCCCCCGCCGATGTGATTGTATTTTTCTCTGCAACCATCCACAGATTTAACCGGCCAGATCTCGTGTATCACGGCACTGCGGGTTCTGGTGACTGGGCTAGCGGCATATACGGCGTTCATGGGATTAGGGGGTGTCCCAAGTCGAGCTTTCTTCTGAAGGTTCAGTCTTGGTGGGAGGCGGAGGATGCAGAGCCTGGCCGTGAATATGAACAGGCGAGGTCGGTCTTGAAGGGCTGGGGGGCCCTTAACCACGAGCTGCAAAAGAGCGACAAAGACAGCCCACTCACTGGGGGTCATTATGCGGACATGTCTCGAGGGATATTCCTTCCCTGGAGAATCCGTTCCGTTAACACGGCTGACCCTGACTGGAGAACCGTGGGCGAGACTGTTCCCGAGACCGTCTCTGACACCAGGACAATTTCCACCATCCCCTCATCAGTTGCTGGCGGAACTGCCGCAAACCAAGGACGCCTTCAGGCTGGCTGGCACAACATAAGACACTCGGTGACTGACATGTCCGAGACATCTCAGGGCGATGTGCGGAGGGGCGACGACGAGTATGTTGGCGACCATGCGCGACAAACCCTTAAAGGCCTGGTTTTTTCAAACACTGAACTTGTGGTAATAGCGAACTATGGCCCCCGCAGCGACGAGTCAGCCACAGTTCTCTCAGGAACCGTGCTTGACCAGTTGATCCAGGATAAGAAAGCGAGCGACAAGGGCCTTGGTATAGTCACCAAGATTAGGTCTGACCTGTAACTTCGGATGTTTTGATGGTAGCCAACCTAACCACAAGAGTTTTTCCTGAGGACATCGACTTCTCGCAGGCAATGCAGAAGGTCTATGCGGCCAAGAAAAAGCTGTCAGGTGATCCGATTGACTATTCCCGAAGGGGGGGCATGGCCCTTCTTGAGAAGGGCGATAGGTCGGCATGGCTACTTAACGCAGTGCAGCAAGCGAAGGCGTCTGCGGACGCGGATCGTGATGAGCGCAGACGGCTGGCGAAGGAGCGTGACGCAATGACTCGGGCTATGGCTATGCGGCAGCACGCCGAAAACATCCGAAATGTTGTCGGAGGGACCGGAAAGCTCGTGGGCGAGGGGGTTCGTCATTGGGCGACGACTGGTCGGCGCGAGATGGACGAAGGAGATTTTCCCGGCAGCGCCGAGGATCTTTTGGCTTCGGGCGCCATTCGCAGGGCCCCTGGAGGCAGATTCCAGTACACTCCAGGCGGGCTCTTTGAAGAGATGTTCTCCCCCGAAAGGATGTTTGGCCTAAGGGGAGAGATCGACACACTAGGCATTCGCGGCCCTAATCCAGGGGGGGGGTACTGATGGCTAGCGACCCACGTGTGCTCCCTGGTGGGCTGAGTGTAACTCAGGAAGAACTACGGAGAAAGAGGCGGAAGGACCGCGATCTCGCTCGCGAGGCCCGGTGGAACCAGCCCATGTTTGCCGAGGAACTCGGCCCGTCGCTGTCTGGCATCCAGATAGAGGAGGAGGCGCCAGGGCCCTCCCCGTTCAAGCCGCTTCCGTCGCTTGGTATGGGGCCAGTAAAGGATCTCCAGTACGATTCGCCGTTTAAGCAGGACTTTTTTGGCCTAAGGGGAGAGATCGACGCACTAGGGTCGGTGGGCTTGGTCGACCCGAAGAACTTCGACACCGGCTCAATGTTTGGTGGGGTGCTTCCCGGTGGCGAGCTCAGCCTGCCGCCACTCACCGGAATGGTCGGGAAAACAGGCGGTCTAGCGCCGCCTCTTCCGGAGTTCAACCCAGGCATCCTTGGCGGCGTTGGCACGGCTGCTGGCATTGGGGCTGGGCTTCTTGGCACAGCTCTGTCGGCAAAGAAGGCGGCTGGTTCAGCAGCCCTGAGCATGAGTCCCAGCGAGTGGCACGCAAGGCGTACAGACCCGTCCCTTCACGAGATTGACCGCCAAGCGCTTGGTACGGTTGACGCGGCTAGGCGCGGTGCCGAAATGGAGGGGGGGAAGGCTATCGCCGCAAACATTGCGGGAGGCTCTGGCTGGCTTGGGGAGCGGGCCGGAAGGTCTTTGTCAGACTCCTTTGGTCGAGCTGCCACCTTCGCACAGCAACAAGCGAACCTGCGAAAGGCGAAGGTGCGGGATGAGAACGAAGAAGAGCGCGTGCGAAGGGTCGCCCTACGGAAAGCCCAACCAGGGCAGGCTGGCAAGGCTCTCTCCGGCCTAGTTGGGCTTATTCCTGGCCCTGCCGGCAAAATCGGGCAACTGATTACTGGGCTTGGCAGCAAGGCCATTTCTTCGGCCATCACTTAGAGGATTTTCAGTATGGCTAGCAACAAGTTGTTTCCGGCAGGCGACCCACGCGCATCGTTGATTTACGCGCACTCCATGGCACCGCTAGCTGAAATCCCCGGAGATGTGTTCGAGGGCATCATGCAGTCGCGTGAGCAGACACGTCTTGAGGAGGCGCGAAGAGACCAGGAGCGAGCCCGACGAGAGGGGAGAAGAAAGACCAGAAGGACTGAGTTCCTCGAGTCGGTTGCTGCCGCAGAGGGTGTGCCCGCGACAGCTCAGACAGCCACTACGACCGCAGGTAAAAGGGGCGTAGCTCCAGCTGCTGCTGGCCCAACGTACACGACCACCACGGGTCCTGGGGGCCATGAGATGGTTGCCGGGATGGAGTTTGGTCCCGGCAAGGGCAGTCCGGAGGACATCACCCTGGATAGCGTAAGGCCGTCTCGTGAGGCGACTGTAAGTGGCCTTGAGGAGCGAAGAAAGGCTGGTCATCTCCTGGAGCAGCTCGGGCGCTTCACGGAGCGCAGCCGGGGAGCAGACCCAACGATTCAAGAGCGCGCCGAGGAAATCGTTCGCGGCTATGGGCTTGACTCACAAAACGCGACAGAGGTTGCTGTGCGCGAGAGTCTCGGGGAGCCGACTCCTGCTTTCGACAAGCTAGTGTCGAAGAAGGCAGAGAAGGGGGGCTTTGTCAGCCCGGTGGCAAAGGAGCGAGTGAGAAGGGTCGACCCCGAGGGAGGGTTCGGGCCAAGCTCAGGCGGAAGGGGGGTTTCCTTTATGGAGCAGGCTCCCACGAAGAAGGGGACGTTCCAGCGTGCTATGGACGCCCCAGAGCAGCCGTATGGAGACCCCTATCTTACCCCAATGGCATCTGCGTACAGGGAGAGCTCTCAGGCCATGATGGTAAACGCCATGCTTGAGGGCGACTACCTGGGAGACCAGACCCCCGAGAGGACAAGGCAGGCCAGGGCCTACGAGAGGTTTGTGACGGAGCTTGGCGACGAGGAGGCAGCAGAGGAACTGAAGCGCGTTCGCAAGATTGCCTGGGCCCAACAGGCGCGGGAGAAGAAGAAGTTCATGGCTGCAATGGTGCCCAGCCTGAGGAAGGTCAAGATACCCAACCCAGAGGCGGTGGCAGAGCTCTATTGGGACAACCCAGAGCAGGGCAAGGAAGTGTACAAACAAGCAGAGTCTGCCTATCGACAGGTGCTGGCTAATTACCCACGGGTGCGAGAGGAGGACGAGAAGAGGAAGCGCGCCAAGAGTTTGGGTGAGGGAGTGGAGACCAGCATCAGGAGCAGGGCGAGGACCGACCTAATAGAATCCCACAAGAGGGTGCTCGGGCTAACCAACGATCAGATGGCCGGCATCAAGGAAGATGCCTCGGAAATCGACGCTTTCGAGAGAGGCATCATCTCCCGTCAACCCACGACGGTAGATGTAACAGGCAAAGACCTCGACGCGCGCGCGAGGTCTCTTCGTGATGACAGGTCTGGGAATGTCTCTGAAGAAGACAAGGAGGCTCTCCGTGAAAGCCGGGACAGGCGCAAACTGCTTGACCAGAGGAGGCTTAACCTGGCTATCGACCAAGCGCTTCTTGTCGCGGAAACCGCCTCCCTCAAGGCGGGGGATCAGCAGGTCGCATTCGATGTCGTCGTTGACGGGAAAACGTACAAGAGAGACGCCCTTTCTGCGGGCGGACAGCTCAGCTTTAACCTTGTGGGGCTTGACAAGCAAAACGCCGCCACCGTCTACGGCGGGGCTCAGTATGTGAGCTCAACGGCGACCGCAGCGGCCCGAGGCGGGGCCACTGAAGACAGGGCCTACACTTTCCCGCGCTCAGTCGTTAGCAAACCAGCGCCGCCCCCGAAGACTACCCGTCCAACGGGCGCTGACGTGAACAGCCTGGCAAGGCTTCTCACGGCTCATGGATACAACCAGGAGGACGCCGAAGCATCTGCGGCAAGTGCGAGCGCCAACCCGGAGTTCTTCTGGAGCCAGGTGGACACACTCAGGAAGAAGAAGAAGGATGGCAATGAGGAGATTTCTACTGGATTTGAGGAGGGCGAGAAGGAGGTAAGGGACGAGGACATTTACCTCGAGGGCTCCGAGTCCAGGGCCTGGGATGAAGGCTGGAGGAAGAAGGTAGAGGAGCCTGGTGACGCTGGTGGTTGGAAGCACGAAGGCGAGGGAATATCGTCGAGCCACGCAGCCATACTCGAATCCTACAAATAAAAGATGGGTGAACCGTGGCTGACCTCTCTGTAGACGAGCTCCGAGCAATGGGGTTTGGGAGACACCCTGACCCTAGCGACGATCCGCTCGCCACGGACGACGAGGTCGAGGCGCTCACACCGGACGATGAGGACGGCTTGGTGGAGGTTGGCCCTGATGATGTCAAGATGATGAGGCAGCGAAATGCCCTCATAAGGGAAGTCGAGGACTACGAGCTCCTTCGCGCTAGGTACGCACAGGCAAAGGACGTTGCCGAGAGGACCAACGAGCCGAGGGCGAAGTATCAGGCTGCTGCAGCTGCAAGCTACCTCAGAGACCGCATGGTTTCTCGAACCCCGAAGCAAGAGGACCTAGAGGAGTTCCTCGAGACTCAGCGCCTTGCCGGCCACATGCCAGGAAAGAAGGTTGGGTTCATGGCTGGCGCCGATGTGGCGGACTTCGGGACCTCGCCAGTTGCCAGGCCAGCGTACTCAGCGCTGAGCGCCTCCGCAGACATCGGCTACCTCAACACGATGACCAGCAAGGACCGGAAAGACTGGATTAACAATCTCCACCCAGACGACCCTAGGGCAGACCTTTTCTGGGAACTTCACGAAAAGATCGACGCCGTCGATGAGGAGGTTGGCCTAGCGGACCTATCGGAAGAGCTGAAGAAGTCCTTTTGGAGCGCCAACCTGACCGGCCGATACTGGCTTCCTGGCGTCGACCCCTACGGCGGCGGCCCAGCCAGACCGTGGCAGGAAATCAAGCGTGGCGGCGAGATCGTTGGAGGCGCCCCGGCGACCACCGTGGACGTGCTTGTTCGGGGGATTATCCGTGGCAAGGCTGGCGACATCGCAGCTCCTGCGGCAAGAGCCAAGATTCACGGCGCAGCTGAGTATCTTGAGCGTCCCTTTGAGACCGCCGCCGCCGCCTTTGACTCCAAAGAAACCATGAAAGAGGCGTGGGACAGGTCTGGCGAGGAGGCCTACAAGGTCTGGTCTGGGCACCCTGACGCAGACCCCTATGAGGGCTCGTTTCTTCCGTCGCTGGTTTTTACGATTGCGCCAGACTTCATGGTGCCCATCTCTGGGCTTTTCAAGGGGGTTAGGGCTATTGAGTCCGCAGCCGGCGCGGTAACAAAGGCGGGCGACAACGCCGTTCGCGTGACCACCGCCAGGATGAACGACAAGATCATCAACGCTGCCAGGATGACCGACGAGGACCTTACCAAGGAGGGCATGGAGGCCCTCATGGACGCTACGCAGGCTCGCGTTGAGGCCGTCTACCTGGCCGTTGGTATTGCGGCAGAAAAGGGTCAACGTGTTGGGGTAAGGGCCCATCCAACGGAACGCGGGGCGCTTGGCTCAGCCTTGGGCGAGCGGGTTGTTGGTGAGGGCGCGTCCAAGATGCTCAAGCCGACCAAGAGGACTGGCGTTGTTCACGTTGACATGGACGAAGCGCTTACCCTTGGGCGGGCCGACGACGGCGCCCTTACCGTGGCTTACGACCAGAGCAAGCTCCGCGTTTTGTATTCAGACGACCCGCTTGTTCGAGCGGCCACAAAAGATGCCCTCATGCGTGGTATGTCTGCTGCTGACAAGGCTACCCTCAATCGCGCAATGGAGGCCCTTGGCACAGACAAGGTGCGGTCCTCTTCCAACATCTACGCAGAGCTTACGAAGAAGAACCTTGCTCCCAAGATTGCCCTGGTTGGGGCTCTTGGTTTTGGCGCCGGCTTTCTGGGCGCTGGCGAGGACGTGGAGCTTGGGGAGCGGTTCACTAGCGGGTTGAGGGTCGGCATGGCTGGCCTTGCTGGCGGCGCGGCTGTCCTTGGTGGCGGTCGCGGGGTTGGGGCGGTTGTTGACGGTGCCGGAAGGAAGGTCGCCAGCATCGGGTTCAAGCCGGGAGCAATTCGCGCAAACGAGATCATCAACGTGCCAACAATGCGAGCTGGCGAGGACGTGATTGAGGAGAGCGCGGCGCCGTTCGCAGAGAGGGCCGAGAAGTTCCGGAGGGCGATGCCGGGGTTTAAGCGGTTCAAGCCGTGGGCGAAGAGGAAGATCGACAAGCACGGCAAGGAGTTTTGGGAGCCCATCGTTGTGGCCGACCTGGTCAGCGACCAGCACTGGGCGTCAGTGCAGTTCCTCACCAGGAGAAAGGGCATTACCGAGGCCAAGCTGGCCGCTGACGCTCAAAGGGCCGTATTCAATGTGATGAAGGGCGTTTACAGGAAAGAGGAGCGCGAGATTGTTACGGCGTTAGTCGAGTCGCTCGGGGTGGGCTCTAAGGAGGCCCTTCTTGCTGACAGCCTCCTCGAGGGCCTGAGGAAGCACTTAAATAAGGCCATCAAGTTCCTTCCAGAAGACCGGGCCGTCTTTACAGCGGAGACCGGGGCTTGGAACTTGGACGCCACCCTCAAGAGCCTGAACACCAAGGGCAAAAAGTCTGAACAGTTCTTTGAGACCGCAGAGGAGCAGTTAAAGAAGCTCCTCAAGGAGGACCCGTACCTCGAGGCGGGCGAGATCACTACCGCAGACCTGATTCTCAAGTACGCAGAGAAGGCAGCTGTCATCAACGGCATTCTCAGGCAGACCCTTGGCTTTGCAACCAAGTCCGAGCTCACGGCGCTAAGGGCGACCCAGAAGGGCCTTGATAAGTTCCTTGCAAAGACCAGAGGGGTGCTAGACGACAAGGAGTTCGTCGAAGCAGTTAACAAGATGTCTCCGCTCGAGGCTGGGCGTGCCGCTAAGGCGTTCAGGAAGTCTGGCGGAAAGCTAGACCCGAGATACGCAGACCTGAGTGACGCCGGAAAGAAGGCTGTTAACGGGGCAAGGGAGTTCTTTGGGTCGATGTACCGCATCCTGAAGGCGCAGGGCGGCTTGCCGAAGGACTGGAGCCTGGACAAGTTCCTGTACGAGATGGAGGTTGGTGGATATGCACACCACCTTCTCACCAAGGGTGGCGCTAAGGCTATAGCGAACCTGCAAAAGGAGTTCCCAAGGGCCCTTTCGGGAATTGACACGACTTTGGATGTGGTCAAGAAGCGTAAGCGGATTGGCTCTGCGGAGGAGATTAACGAAGGGGTTCGTCGCGACCTCGCAGAGATGATCTACCGGGAGCAGAATCGTCTCGGCGCGGACGATGTCGTCGACCAGTCTTTGCTGGACGATGTGATCAAGGCGAACGGCCTGGACACCGTTAAGTTCTTTGAGACCGATGCGTCGAAGATCATGACTGCCTACAGCCAAAAGGTGACCAGGTGGCAGTCGAACTTCAAGTACCTCGAGAACCTTCGCATGATGTTTCCGGACGGCGATTCGTTCGCTGGAATGGGCAGGCTTGCCGGAGACGCTCATGCTGCGAGGGCCGGCTACCGTCGCGTAGACGGTGTCACGCATTTGAGGGCGATTGCTGGCGAGAAGCCGTGGGACGGGTTCAAAGACCACGCGGACGAGCTGCAAACATTTCTTTCGTCTTCGACCGAAAGTCGTCGCGGGGAGGCTATCTACGAGTGGCTCCGAGAGAGGGGGATCGACATTGGCGACCCCCAGGTGAGGGTCGGAGTCGAGGCCATGTCGAAGGACATGTACCTGCCGCATATCTACGCGGACATGGTGGAGACGATTGCGGTTCCAACCAGGATGGAGAAGTGGGCTTCTGGCGATGGCGTCCTAGCCAAGGCTATTGGCACCTGGGACGACGTGACCAACATGTTCAAGGTGCAGACGACTATTTTGGCTCCCGCCTTTCATGGGCGCAATTTCATCAGCAACGTCGTCACCAACACGATGGTTCACGGCTGGAAGGCGGTAAGCCCGTCGAACCAGATCGACTCTCTTTTCCTGATGCGCGCTCCAGACTATGCCGAATATACGCTCGAGGCTGTAACCGCTGGCGGGCAGAAGTATTCCATTAAGAAGACTGTCGGAGAGTGGCGGGAGGAGATGAAGGAGAGCGGCATCATTGTCGATAACTTCGACATCTCAGACTCCATCCGCATGGGCGGGAAGCCGAACCACCTAAGGACTGGGCTGATTGCCGACGTGGGAGAGGTCGTTGCCGGCAGAGGCAAGTTCATGACCGCCATTTTAGGCAAGGGCAAGGCTAGCGAGCTTCTTCGCCCCTCCAAGTACAGGGTTCCTGCCTACACAGCCGCTCTGGGGGCCTCTATCGGGGCTACGGCGGGCTACGCGACCACAGACAAGGATAAGCCCGAAGAACGGCTTAGAAGGGCTTTTGCGGGCGTCCTGGTTGGTGGAATGGCTGGCATGGGTACCGGCGGGATGTACGACATCTTCCTGCGCGACCCGGCTATGGCGGCCAGGCAGGTGGCTGCTTTGTCGGCAGGAAAGGCTCCAGACAGCTTGAAGGGGCTTCTGATTGCTCGCCCTGAGTTCTGGCAAAACATGAAGCCCGCTCTCTCTGCTGGCTTCGACGAGTGGCTGGACGTTGTTGGCGGCACCGGAAAGGCTGGGTTTAAGGACACCACCCTTCACCTCATGGGTGGAACCAGCGCAGGCAGGGTTGGTCTTGTTGGTGCTGGCGTTGGCGGGGTGCTTGGCGGCGCAACGGCGACAGCGGAAGAGAACGTAGCGTGGCAGGCCTTGAAGGGGGCTGGAGCCGGTCTTCTGGGAACGGGCGGCATCCATGCCTGGGGAGAAGGTGCGTTTGTCATTGCTGGCGGGATGGGGCGGAAGATCGAGGAGCAGGCAAAGATTGCCAGCTACCTTGCCGGCAGGAAGACCGGGCTGAGCGCTGGAGCATCAGCCGACATCGTCCACAAGACGCTGTTCAACTACAACGACTTGAGCAAGTTCGAGCGCCACGTTTTGCGAAGGATTTTCCCCTTCTACACATGGAGTTCAAAGAACGCGACTGAGCTGCAGCCGTGGCTTTTGCAGAACAGACCGCTCTCTTATTCCTACCTAGCCAAGTTCCTGGACGCTGCAGACGGCGGGTTCAGCTCAGAGCACGACATGGCTCTCCTCCCGGACCACATGAAGTATCGAGCGGTAGTGAACGCTGGTCTCGGCAAGATTGTTGCTGGATTTGGCCTTCCCCAGGAGGACCTTGCGGAACTGTTCAAGACTCGCGAATCCGACATGTTTGGCGGAGCCAAGGTCATCCCTTCAGGGCTGATTGGGCGACTTCATCCTGCGGTTCAACTTCTGTACAAGTTCGCTTTTGCGAAGGACCCCTACTACAACGTCGACTTGGATAGGGTCCGCTCAGCTCGAGACGTTCGGTATCTGCCGCCGTTTATGAGGGAGTACGTTGGCTTTGCGGAGATTGAGAAGTCGAGGATGGTCGGCGGGAAGAGGGAGAAGTACACCTCGTATGAGGTCGGTCACTTCCCAACCGCCGCCATGACACCGGGGCAGAGCGGGATGATTGGCGCCAAGAGGCTCGCCCTTCTTAGGTCGTTCCCTGCCTGGCGGCTTGTCTCTGAGTACAACAAGGTCATGGCTGACACGTTTATGGGCGGAGTCCGCGCAGAGTCTGGAGCGAAGGCTGGTTTTGGAGAGAGGTTCCTTGCTGTCACGACGGGAATTAAGCCGTATGCGGTAGACTGGGACAGGCTCGAGGAGTACGCATATCGTGACTTTGAGTCCAGGCTGTTTGAGGAGCTCAAGAGTCGCGGTGAGGCAAATGAAATACCAATCCTATACAAGTTCCCAAAGAATCGAGTCGACGAGCTCGAGATCCTTCGCGATCTGGGCATCTACGAGGAGTAGTTGATGCCACTAGGGAGGAAACAGTTTGTCAGGAGAAGGCCGCAGGACCCAGAGAGCCCCAAGTCAACCAGCATAACTCAGCGGGAAACCCTGAGGGTTTCTGACAAATCGGTAAGCGCGTCTTCCCCAAGAGCGCTTGACGGAGAAACCGCCAAGAACCTCATCGTCAGCGACCACGCCTACGAAGGGCAGTACGCATCTGATATAAAGGTGCAAGACTTGCTGCGCGATGTCCTGTATGAACTAAAACACATCAGGCTGCACATGGAAGCGCTGTCTGGCGAAGACCTCAGAGGAGATGTCGATTATGCAGATCAATGATGGAACAGGCCGGGGCTACTCCGCCAAGGTAAGCGAGAGCGGTCGCGTCTCTGTCGATGCAGACGCCGGTTGCCTCGCAGCTGCAAAGGCTGGCGCCGTCTACGTCCTCACAAACACAGCCGCCAAGCCAACCCTAACCATGACATCTAATGGCGGAATCATGGGTGCGATTGTCAACGCCTCAAGCTCGAAAAATAGCCTCGTTATCGACTCGGTATCGGTCTCCTCTGGGGCTGTTGGGCTGAATGCGGCGATTTTCATTGGCTACACGGCCGGCACCGTGGGCGCCACTTTGACGGACATGGAGGTTGTGTCTACGCACACAAGCTACCCGAGAGGGTCGAGCTCAACGGTAACTCCCTACATTTGGGACGAAGCGACTGGCGACACCCTGACGAACCTGACTGGCGGGCATGCAGTTACCAGGACGATTCTTGCCGCTGGTGGGCCCACCGAACTCGTGCCGTCTGGCAGGATAATCATCGCCCCAGGTGGAAGCCTCGGCGTCTATCTGAAGCCCGCTACCGGAACCCCTGAGATTGCCTTTGCAATCCGCTTCTACGAGATTGACGAACACCTAGGTTACTAACAACCAACGCCCCTAACGAGCGGGGCTGCAAGCCAGGAGACTCGAATGGCAATCACCTTCCCCGTATACCAACAATCTATTGCGCTGGCTGTTCAGAGTGCCGGCTCTGGCGTGGAAACCACAGCAGCCAACGCTGTCCAGTTGCGCCATAGCGCTGCTGCGGTAGACACCATCACCTCAGGCGCAGTCGTTGGGCTCGCCGTAAAGCACACGTCGAACGCCGGGGCATCTGAAAAAGTCACCATCCGGCTGTATCGAGCAAACAGCGGCAGCGCCCTTAGCGACCTGTGCCTGGAGACTGACGTGACGTTCCTTGCGAACAACGACATGGGCTATGTGGACGTGTCTCTTCCAATTCCATTTTTCGGCGGCATCTGGGCCACCACCGAGTCTACCGGCGCCGGGTACACCGGGGCGCAGGAGACGGTCGAGATCAAGCTCGACAGCCTTGCTATTGCGGGGCACTAATGGCCGTTACCGCAGTAACCAAGGTGTGGCCCCCGGCGAGAGGGGGTAGCGCCCCCACTTCCTCGACCAACATTGGCGACCTTAACGCTCCCGAATGGAAGGCTCCGTTTACTGGAGCTTGGGGAACCCTCGCGGTTGGGACCGAGCAGGAGGTTATTCTTGGCTACCCCACTGCGTCTGGAACGGCTGGGTTCGTGTCTCTGCAATGCACCGGAGACACAGACTCGTTTCAGCTTACGGAGGTCGAGGGCGAAGACATTGGTGCCCCCCAGACGTTTGCCGCGATGAAGAACGACCATGACTTTATGTACATCGCGTTCAAGGGAACTCCTGGGCCTTCCAACAGCACTATAAGCATCAAGATAGTCCCTATCTCTAACGGCGGCGTCGCCAGGACCATGACGATTGACGCCATTGACCATGAGGGCAACTCCGTAGGCACCCTTACTGCGTCCGCGACGCTAACCGGGCTGGTGGTAGTAAGCTCTCAAAGTGACTTTGTGTGGTCAAGTCGGCAAACCGCTGGAGTTAACGACCTTCAGTGGGCGACAGTAGTGAATCCGGGCGGCGCTGTTGCTGGAACCTATACAGGTCTGCATCGCGCTAACGGCGCAGGAAACGGTTGGAACAAGTTTATAAGGATAGATAAGGAAATAGTAGACGGTCTTGATGGATACCTTGAGTACACGACAACACCGTCAGCAGCCTGGGCCGCTCACTGGGTTTTAGGCATAACATATAAGACTACATTCGACGCTGCGTTCCCAACGCAAACGCCAGCGGGCTCGCTGCACCATAAGTGGGGCCATTGGAACTCGGGCGGTGGCAGCGTCAACGCCAACGACTGGGTTACTAATCCGAGCGGTACGTTGTTTACTGGTAGCTGGTTGACTCCAGCGCAGTCTCTGCGCATCGAGTGGAATAGCAACGTTGTAACGTTCGTGGAAAGCACTGACAACTGGGCCTCAAAGAATGTCCTCTACACGTTTGTTGACCAGATAGACACAGCCGCAAACGGAAACCTCGTAGCCTACTTCACGTTCTATCTCAACTCCCTTACAGGAGTAATCGAAAACATTAAGCTTCGCGGAAACCTTGCGTAATGGGCCTATTCTTCCAGTATTGGCCTATCGCAGCGTCGGCAGCTACCGTACTCATAAGCGGCACGCTATATGCCGCGAAGATGTTTTTCATGCTGCAAACAGTTCTGATGAAGCTGGATTCGGTAGAGAAGAACGTCGCCACCCACCAGCATGATGGTGATGGTCGAGTGGTGATTCCTGCTCGCTAATGCCAACCTTCAGCCAGAGAAGCCTGGGACACTTGCACTCCTGCCACCCCGATCTGGTGGTGTTGTTCAAGGCTGTTATCAAACACTACGATTGCACGGTCCTTGAGGGACAGCGCACAGAGGAGCGGCAGCGCGAGCTTGTGCGGACCGGTAAGAGCAAGACCATGTTCAGCAAGCATCTAGCCGAGCCTCTATCGCTGGCCTGCGACGTGGTGCCATATCCAGTTGAGTGGAATAGGCGCGGCCAAGAGAGGATGCGGCACTTCGCTGGCTTCGTTTTTGGCGTTGCGTCTCAACTCGGGATCAAGGATCTTCGTTGGGGCGGCGACTGGGATGGCGATTTCAACCTCAGGGACCAGTCCTTTATGGACCTCCCTCACTACGAGATAAACCGATGACTATACGAGCAAGACAATCCCTAATTGCTGCTGCGATCCTCCTGCTCCTAGTGTGCATGGTAGCCATGCAGTGGAAGGGCTTCGGTGACGATGACGACCCCGTGGCTGTGCTCAGTGACGACGACAGTTCAGACGACGACGACAGCGGCAAGTACAGCGACCCTCCCCCGGCGCCGACAAAGTGACTGCGTCTGACTACCTGGAGCTGCTGGCTCGAGGCGCCGGCATCTCCATGGTGACATACGCAGTCATCGGCCAGGTGGTAAAGCCAGGGCTTAGGATGCTGGCTAAGTACCACTCTAAGCCGGTCGGCAAGCTGACAAAGGGTCAGGAGGAGTTTTACCGCTGGCTAACCCGCACCCTTTGTGTTGTTATCGGCGGCCTTCTCGGCTGTCTCCCGATCTGGCCCGAGTGGTTCCAACTGAGCTGGGGGCCCCTTATCGGCTGCACCGCAGGCTCAATGTCTCCAGGTATATACGTTGCAGTTTCCAAGGCTCTTCCGGGGAGGCTCCGAAAGATCATTTCCGGCGCTTCTGTTTCGGGGAGGGGTCAGTGAGCGCCGCACTCATCAGCATGGCTGTTCTCTTGGCAGTAGCCTTGGTTGTTATTGGCGTTGTCGCGGCGAAGAACGAGAAGATCAGAACGAAGCTGGTTGGGGTCGGCCTTGGGATTGCCGGTGCCCTTGCTGCAGTCGTTGCAGTTCTCACGCTCAACAGGGAAAAGAATCGGGCCGATGAGGTTGCGTCCTCGACGAAGGAAGTGAAGGAGGGTCGAGAGTCCGCGAAAGAAGACGCCAGGGAGACCGAGAAGGAGCTCGACTCTGCGGTTGGTGAGGAGATCGACGCCCACGAGGTGGCTGCCAGCGAGCAGGAAGACCTCAAGGAAATGAAGCGGGAGCGACTCAAGTCGTGATTGCTCGCCTGCTAGTACTGGTCGCTATCACCTCGATGGGGTGCTCTCCCCTTCATTACGTGCGTAAAGACCCCATCATCCCGCCCAGTCCGCTCGAGGCGCCAGAGCTTACCTATCCAACCATCGAGGACTTCGATTGCCCCAGGTACACGCTAACCCCATCCACAGGCGTGTGGAGCGATGGTGAGTGGGGGGACATCGGGGGGATGGTTGAGGTTGTCCTGCCTCGAGACAAGCACCCTGCGGTAGACCGCTACGGGAAGAGCAAGTGCCGACACATCATCCTCGCCCCAGGCTGGTGGGTGACTGCTAGGGAGGCGAGGGACAGGTATCCGTTGGTGCGAAAGCAGCTCGGGCTGTGGCAGGACTACTCGACTCGAGCGGCAGATCGTCACCAGAAAGAATCGGAAGAAATTGCTAAGTTGGTTAACATGGCGCGGAAGCGTCAAATCGAGGTAGCCTTTGTTGGTGTTGGTGCGGGCTTTGGGGCCGGCGCTATCACTGTTACAATCCTGGCGTTGCTGCTTTCTGGGAGATAGTCGTGCCGTATCACACAAAGAAGCCCGCCAAGAAGACGGCCCCAAAGAAGGCTGGCCTCAGGGGCAATGGCAAGAAGAAGAAGAAGACGGTCGCTCACGGGACCAGGACACGGAGTAGGTAATGGCAGCAACAGCAACTACAGCATCAATCGCAGATCCGTTAGCGAACACTCTATACACGGTAACGGAGTCGTCCACGAAGGTGGCTCCCGTGGCACTGGACGCAGACGGCGGCACCCTCTACGCCGTTGAGATCGACAACACAGCAAACTCTGCCGTTGCATATCTTCACCTGTACAACATCGCTGTCGGAAGCGTGCTCATCGGCACAACCGATGAGCACTTCACGTTCATGGCCCCCGCCGGCCAGAGAATCACTTACGCATGTCCTGGCGGGCACATCTACACGACCGCCCTCACTGCGGGAATCGTCTCTTCTCCTGGCGGCGCTGTAGGGCCTAGCGCTTCCGTCACCGCATACGTCCTCGTCGAAAACTAAGGAGTAGAGATGGCAACCGCAAGCAAGGACAGCACTGGATCTGGAAGCAAGCTATCTACTCGCCTTATCGAGATTACCGACCTCGAGGGAACCGGCCTGTCAGACGTGACCAGTGGCTCGGCAACCGTATACGGAATCGACATCAACAACACCCTAGGCGCCATCACCTACGTTCGCCTGTACGACAGCGGGGCTCCCACCTACGGAACAACAGACCCTGACATACTGATCCCTGTGGCGGCGAGCACACGGTCGTCTTGGATCATCGCCCAAGGGCTTTCGTTCGGCACCGGGGTGTCCCTGCACGCACACAGCGACGACGGTCCCGGTGACATCGGGGCGCTTAGCGCGGGACCGACTGTTCTCATGGTTGTCGCATAAAAGAAAAGCCCCTGGTGGCTTAAACCAGAGGCTTTCTTTAGGACCGGGCGATGGGGGTCAGGCCGGCCCTGAGTCAGAGAGGCCCTGATTAAATCAGGACTCCGCCCTTGGGTCAATAAGACAAACGTGTTTCGCTACGGCGGCCATGGCTCTGTCGAGCTCGACCTCGTATGCAATCTTGTCTTCGATTTCGTCGAACGTCACCTCTCCACGAATCACCGACTTCGGTGACTTAGAGAACTCGTTCACTGCATACCGAAACGCAGCGTCAGAGTCGTCTCCAATGCCCAGCATCGGCACCGAAAACAGGAACAGCTTCACCGTATGGTCGTCTTTAACGTCCTTCATGGCTGACTCAAGTATTCCTGAAGTCTTCATCCTCGTCTCCCTCCTAAGATTCTCCTACAGTACTCAGCGATGCACGCAGCGTCTGCGATGTTGTCGTCTGGCTTAGTCTTCCGGCCTGGCGTCAGGTCTAGCGCCGGGAGCAACCTCCTCGCAGCTGCAATCGCTCGGGGCTTAGGCTCTCCTGAACCAGGGCATACCTCCTTCTGCCAGGTCTTCGGGTGGACGATGTCGTACCTGCAGCTCAGGCCGCACAGGAGTCCTTCCAGTCGCCCCCAGTTGCGCCCCATGGTGATAGCGCTGACAGCACCCATCTTAGGGGCTGGACGGCTTCCTAGGGCCTCCAGGGCCACCGAGAGGGAGTCTATGGTGCATCCCTCTTCTTCACACTGTTGCTCGAGCCAGGTGGTAAGAGCCTTCAGGTCGATGTCTTTACCGACGATGGGAAGCTTGGTAGCGGAAACAAGACTGCCGTCCCTCCGAAGAAGAACGGCAGCCCCTTGTTTCCCCGGATCAATTCCGAGATACAGCATGTCTAAAACGGGATTTCATCATCGGCCACAGCAACGTCGTTGCTAAGGGCTTCGTTGAAGTAGAACTGGTCATACCCGTTTCTGTTCACGGACTTACGCATCTTCACACGCTTGCCCACAACATCAGCCTGGATGCTGCCGGCCCGGTTCTCTTCCGGGTTGTATATCGCGTCCATGGGGGGAAGGTTCCCCAGCATGAGCATCAGGTCCGACGCGAGGATCTTGAGACCCACGTCAGAAGCGGCTTGGAACTTCTCAACAAAGCCACCCTTCATGAGGCCTTCGTCAACCTCCATACCCCACTTGTAGTAGGTCTTTCCGTCGTCAGTGACCCAGTAGTTGAAGAAGAGAACCCGAACGGAGTAGTCGCCGTTCTCGAGGTCTGCAACCTCCCTCCGCTTCGACAACTCGCCCGAGTCGCCTCCGCCACCCTTGGGCTTAAAGTCCTCCGCGTTGAAGGTGTCCCAGATGTCTTGTGCTTCTTTCATTGAACCCATTTGTCAGTCCTCTCAGTTAGTGGGTTTGTCTTGCTTGAAGCTGGCGTCAAATGCAGCAGCAAGCGCTTTGTAATTCAGTTCTAGGAGGTCTGGCATAGGGTTAGCCAGTGTTCCCCTCGCACCGCACTCTACGTGCTGGTTGCTGTTCTTATAGGGCAGGGTTCGGATGTGTCTTTCCGCATCCTCCCCCAGCTCGACTCGCAAGATGAAGTCGACTGCACCATGCAGCACCTTCCTTGCGCTGCCAGGGAGGGCTGACGTGATCGTTGCCGCCCCGGTTCGCCCGCCGTTGTCGTTTACCTCCATCTCCTTGCGCTCGTGGCTGATGAACACGACGGTCATGTCCATCTTGCGGAGCGTGGCGATTGCGTTCGTCAGCTTGCGGCGAGCTATCTTGTAGCCCTTGCCAAAGCCAGGGTCCCCAAGGTCCACCCAACCGTTCTCCGAGCAGACATCGTCCACCAGGAACTCGTACAGGTTGTCTATGGTGTCGACCACCAGGGTCTTCCACTTGTGGTCTTCGTTGAGCAGCGCCTTCACGGCGTTACGGAAGTCCGACCAGGAATTGATCGGCATCTCGGCAGCCTCCATTGCGGCTGTGCCTGGCTCAGTAGCGAGGAACAGCGCGTCAGGAAACTGGTTGGCGAGCGTGGTCTTGCCGACCTTCGGCTCTCCGAAGAACAGCCAGACGTAGTCACTCATGTTTGTCAGTGGTTTGTGTTTTTCAGTTGGCACGATTCCCATGCCTCCTCCTTTAAGTGGCACCCAGTTCAGGGTGTGGGTTGTCGATAACCCGGTAAGCGTCTTTGGTAACGGCTTTGCAGCACAGGTCAAGGAAGGCGCACCTTCCGAACCTGCCTACGCAGCTCTCGGTGTTGCGGACTGGTAGCCCGCCGCTCTGTGTGTGGAGAATCCTCTTGTGGATCTCCCAAGCCTCCTTTCTCCAGAGGTCCATCTCGGCCTCTGTTCTGGTGATGATTTCTCGGAAGAAGTAGAACTCAGGCCTCTTGGCGTAGTCCTCTTCCATCCTCTTGAGGTAGTCAGCGACTGTGTCGTTCTTCCTTCGCTTCATTGTTGGCTTGCGAAGGATTGTGTAGATCATCTGCCTCATGAGTCTCTTGAGCCTGATTGACGCCGCCTCGAGCATGGCGGACACCTGGAAGTCCACGTCCAGCCTGTCCATGTAGCTTGCGTCCACCCGGCTGGAGCTCTTGTGTTCCCAGACATAGCGGTCACACAGGCCGTCCATGACCCCCGCATAGGAGTGCATCGTCGACGACCTCCCCGTGGCAGGGTTCTTGAGGTTCAAAGAGAACTCGACCTCTGCTTGGTCGGGCCATTCGTTCCACATCTCAAGGGCGCCGCGAACCATGATTTCGACAATGCCGGCGGAGACCTGAGCTGCCTCGATGTCCTCACGAAGAATGAGCCCCTTTGAGTTTCCTTCGATGTGAAGCCTTGCTGCCTTTGGGTCCTTGTGCTGCAGCCCCAGGTGAATCGCTGTTCCCATCTCCAGGTTGGTGCTTTGGAGCCGGGGCCTCAGTAGTTCCAGGTACTTGAACTTGTGCAGCTGTTCGCACCGGCTGAACGTCACCATTTCCGATTGCGTGATTGCTCTCTTTGTCATACAAACTCTCCCATCCTTCAGCGAGCAAGTGGTCAGCCCCGCAATAGTCGCAGGTGAAGCTTCCATTCATCCGAATGGACACCGCTTCGTGGTCACAAAACTCGCAACAAATCGCCTCTTCCATGGCGGGTCTCCTTCCAAGAGAGCCGTCAGGATAATACATGTGCAGTTTAATTTGGTCAACTAGTTGTAATACATCTGTAAGACCTATATGCTCCTTTCTTTGGAGGTGCGAATGAGTGATATGAATCTCACCGGAATGAGGCTCCTTCGCGAGTGGCAGAGCCGCGAAGGAATTGATAGAAAACAGGCCGCTGAAAGGCTTTCGGTCGGCATACCAACACTGGACTCCTGGCTGCAGGGCAACCGCCGGCCAGGTCTGGCAGCAGCCCGAGTTATTGAGGAGGCCACTGGCGGCCTCGTTAAGACAGATGACTGGTTGACTGGCGAGGAGCTCGCCACCGTCCGGTCAGCAGGTATTTAGTTCACCACACAGCCGGGACAGAACCTGTCCTGGGTTGGGGGTAGTTATGGCAAGAATCAGGTCGGTGAAACCTGAGTTGTTTCACCATGAGGGGCTGGCTTCGTGTACTCCACATGCCCGCCTTCTCTTCATAGCGATGCTGCAGTTGGCGGACAGAAAGGGAAGGTTCCGCTGGCTTCCGATGCAGGTACACGCACACGCCTTCCCGTATGAGCCGGGGCTGTCTGTCCACGAGCTGGCAGAGGAACTTCGGGGCATTGGGTGCGTCCAGGTCTACCGCGCTGGCGAGAAGCGCTACGTGGACATAGCGAACTTCACCAAACATCAGCGGGTTCCCAATTCTGAAAAGCCCTCAATGGCCCCTGAGCCTCTAGAAAAAACTTTGACAGCTTTTGTTGAACACGATGTTGAACAATGTTTGACACCATGTTCAACAAAATCACCCTTGGAAGTATGGAGGGATGGAAGGGGGAAAGGGGAAGAGGGAGGTATGGATGTAGGGAAGAACAATAAGCCTGTCTTAGAGGCAGGAGATCCAATCTCCAGAATCTGGAACATGTACAAGAGGTACCACCCAAGAAGCAGAACAGAGCCGGCGGAAAGCTGGCGCGTCCTCATCGAGAAGGCACTCGAGGAACACTCGGCAGAAGAACTCTGCCTGACTGTTCGCTGGGCTAAGGAGGCGCAAGCGTACTCATTCCAAAGAAGCAAGGGGCACGACAAGCTGAACAACATCCTGGCCTCGACCAAACTACCTGGGCGGGTAGAGGCTGCTCTTGAGTGGGCTGGCATGTCTTCCTCCTTGGAAGGCTGGCTCGAACACAACGCAAAGGCTGCGCTTCGCTACAGGGACGAAGCCAAGCAGTACGATGCTGAGATGTCTCCTGGCTCGCTGATTCACTACATGAGCGAGTATGGGCTGCCTCAGCCGTCACCAGAAGTAGAAGCAAAAGTAATCAATTGGTTGGTATCAAGGGAGTCGATGTGACTATCACGAGTTCGGAGCATTCAGAGAGAGCAGTCCTGGGCGCGGTGTTCATCGCCGGCAGCGACGTGGTCCACGAGGCAGTTGAGATGGGCATCACAGCAGAACACTTCTCCATTCCAAGCCACCGCAAGGTCTGGGAGTTGGTGTCCTCTGAGGTGGACTCTGGCAGACCTCCTGAGCCTGGGTTCATCGCGGAGAGATACCCAAAGGACGTTAGGTCCTGCGGCGGGCTGTCCTTCCTGACCAGCCTTGGCGGCTCATGCGGCTCCCTGACCCTGCTCCCTCAGTACGTGGAGAACATCCTCGAGGCGAACAGGACGGCGCGGCTGGTGTCTGCAGCGAGGGAGATCCTCCAAGCAGCAGCGTCGTCTGAACACCGAGCCGATGAACTCCAAGCAATCATGGAGCAGGCGCTCAACGACTCGTCAAAAGACCTTGGCATCCGAGAGAAGCCAGAGTCGGTAGAGGACATCATCCGCGAGTGGTCGACCAAGCGGGCCCTGGTCCTCTCAGGAGAGGCGAAGGACACAGACCTCAAGTGGGACCTCTTTGCTCTCGACCGCTTTGTCCTCGCTGGCCCTGGACACCTAGTCGTTATCGGCGGCAGGCCCAAGATGGGTAAGACACAGCTCGCCGTCTCCCTCATGGCAAACATCGCAAGGAGAAGCGGGCCCGCCCTGTTCTGCTCCGCTGAGATGGGCAAGGAGGCTCTCGCCAGGCGCATCCTAAGCTCTACCATGGACATCAGGACAAGAGACGCCAGCAAGTTCGCTGTGGGCTTTGAGGAGACTGTCAAGAACTGGCAAGGCGTGCCCCTCATGTTCGACTACAAGGCTAGGACGGTTCGCAAGGTCTGCGCCAGCATCCGGCAGGCGAAGAGGAAGTTCGACATCAACGCAGCTGCCATTGACTACCTGCAGTTGCTCGAGATGGACGGCGCCCGTTCGGAGGAGGAAGAGATTGGCAGAGCCAGCAAGACCTTCAAGGGCCTCGCTGAGGAACTTGAGATACCCATCCTCCTTCTCGTGCAGGTCAACAGGAAGTGCGAAGAGCGACCAGACAAGCGGCCCCTCATGAGCGACATCCGTGGCTCTGGTCGCGTCGAGCAGGACGCAGACGCTGTCGTCTTTGTGTACCGAGAGGTCTACTACAACGAACGCTTCCCGAGACCGTCTCAGGTTGAGCTGATTGTCAGAGCCAATAGGCACGGGCCAACCGGAACCGGAATGTCGTTCTGGACACCCGGCTCTGGCTGGTTCCAAGACCCTACCCATCAGTGGGGAGAAGGGTCACCTCCTCGGTAAGGCCGCGCTTCCGCACACTGGCCCTCGGCACCCCGAGAGCTATCCTGTGCCGGCGGACAGTCTCGCCTGAGATTTGCACGCCCCAGCGAAGCGCCTCAATAGCGAGCTCGTGGTCGTTCGCCCTCGGACTAACCTCCAGGAGGCGGGCGACTACGCTGCGGTTCGCCTCGCCAATCTTCTTTGCTGGCGGGCTATTGAAAACCTTGTCAGCACAGCGCTCGCACAGGTCCCAAGTCTCGCTCTCGTTCACCGGCTTCCTTCGCCACCCATCCGGGTAACGCTTCGGGAAGATGAGCCACTCGTCCCTCCCGCACTCGTCGCAGCGAACCACCGAGTACCTCATCACTCACCCCTCTCCTGCAATAATCTTCATGGCTCGAGATTGAGGCGACTCTATCCCCCTAGCCCTTCTCGCCATAGACACCGCCTGCCTGCTGACCCCAAGGGCCTCGGCCACCCGAGCGTCCGACCACTGGCCGAGCATTGGGTGGTAGCAAGTCCGCTTCTTTCGACCCCTGGTGTCAATGGGCGGGTTTCTTGTGTCGACCCCGAAGCGCCGAAGAGCCTTGAGTACGGTTATCGCGGACACCCCCCACTTCACAGCCAGCGCCTTTGCTGAGCCCTCGCTTTGGTAGTCAGACAGGAACTCGTCCCGCCTGTTTTCTGGTATGGCCGGTGGCCGGCCTCTTCCGTTAGACATCTTTCAGTCCTCCTTCTTCCTGTGTTGTTTGTTTGCTCCAAAAGTGACCTTGTCTTCGACCAAGGTCTAAACCTCTAAGTGTTTTCCTGAACCTGGTGGGGCTGGATCCGTCGAAACTGTCGGCTCCCGAGTCCTGGCAGAGATTGATTCTCTTTACGCTGTTCACCCGAGCTACATGGAAATAGCAACCGAGCTCCCTCGCCAGCTCGCCCCACATCGACATGGTCTCCAACTTCCAGTCGGTTGAGCCGCCAAGGAAAAGGCCTACCTGCTCCGAGACCATGGACCGAACGTCGTCCGCAACCATCCCGTCCTGAACAGGGAGGAGCATTGGCCTGCCGATGGACTCGAGCCTCGGCAACCAGGACGCAGACATCTTGAGAGACTTGAGCCCTCCGCCAACAATGTCTGGAAGGACTATCCAGTCAGCGTTTGGCCCGTGGTCCTGCAGCACACGCTCAAAGCCCGACACGTCGAACGGCACGCCCCTTGTGTGACACCCCCAAGCGCCGTTATCGAGCCCGTATGGGAGCGGGGATGGTGTTCGGTAGTTCTGGCTGGGCTCGATGATGAACCTCCACCTAGCCACCCTAAGGGCCTCGAGGGTGAGCCCTGAGCAGCGGGAGGTGTACGCAAGCATCACCTCGACACCCCCGCCCAGGACCACTCCCTGCGATGCGGCCCCCTGACGCACAATGTCAGGCACCCCCGTCGACCCACCCGCAGGCTGTGGACAGAAGACGCCTTTCGGAACGACACCGACCGGGCTGTCCGGTATGAAGCCGCTCCCTTTCTGGCCTCCGAGTACCCGCCAGAGAGAACCACCGTCAGGAAGTCCCACGGGTGGTCGTGCCCCTGAATCTCCGCCTTTGGGGAGAACCGATGCAGGTATACGCCGAGCGGGCGGGACTCAAGGAACACCAGGCGCTCCATGCTGGGGCAGTCTGACCGCTCAGTGGGGAATATGGGTCGCCACCTCATCGCGCCATCCCCGCCGCTCGAGCCAGGCACGCGCCGCACTCTCGGCAGGGTGTTTCGCCGCCGGCATAGCAACTCCACGACATGGTTACCAAGTTGGTCGCCCCCAGCTCAGCTCCCAACTCAACGACCTCCTTCTTGGTCATGCTGATCAACGGGGTGTGGATTTTTATTCGGAGCTCGCCTTCCATCGACCTGAAGAATCCAGGACGACAGTCCTCAAAAACCTCATGATCGTCGGCGCATGCCCCAAACACCAAGGCGTCGGGAAGCTTTGGTTCGTGTTCAAGTGCGGCGGCAACCAAAAGGGCTCGGTTTCGACCACCAACCACAACGCAGGAACCAGACAACCCCCCCTCGTTTCCGAGAAGGGAGCTGTCGCTCGGGTTCCAGTCGCCCACGCCGCCCGTGATGTCGTAAACAGTCAGACTGACCCTTGCCGTGGAGGCGATCCTCTTTGCGGCGTCGATCTCCTGGCTGGCGTGCAGTTGTCCGTAGTCAAAACAGACAGCGTCAACCACGTTCTCGTATCGACCGTGGTTGCGAATCGCCCACGCAAGGCAGACTGCGGAGTCCATTCCCCCAGACAAAAGGACCCGTATTCTCTTGGGGTAGATCTTCTTCATTGATTGGCCTTTCCTGCTTTCGCAATTTGTTCTGCAATCCGCTGCGCCACAATTGGCGTGACTGCGTTTCCTGCTTGTCGGTACCTGCTCTGCTTGGACCCCTGGAATGGGTGCCCATCAGGAAAATCCATCAGGCGGGCACACTCCTCGACTGTTAGGCGGCGGCGCCCCGTGGCTAGCCAGAGCGTGTCTGACGCCCTCGCCGGCCCACCCTGAGCCGTCCACCCAGTAGACTCCTTCCCGTTGGTGCCCTTGTACTCCGTAGCGCTGACCAGGGCGCTGGGCCTGTCCAGGAGTTCGGGGTGCTCGCCCTTCCGCCACTTAGCCCTCAGCGCCAGTGACGTTCCCTGACAGGCACGCACCGTTGGGCTGGGCTCGTCTATCGAGCGAGCCCCCTGGTTGCCCCCGGTCTTCCCCCCGTCGTTGAGGCCGGTGACAACCTCAATCCATGGCCCTGCATTCCCTATCTGGGAAGCGGCGATGGTGGTGCAGGGCTCGTTAGTGATGTCGCGGTAACTGCGCTTGTCGGCATCGGCTGAGCTGCGCGGGTTGGTTCCGCCGCCGATCACCCGAAGAAGCATCCCGTTGCCGACAACCCGAAGCATCTGGTTGCCGTTGCCGACAACCCGAAGCATCTGGTTGCCCTTGCCGTTGACCGTGGGTGCTGGCTCGTTGAGCGTGTGCGGCCTTTCCTGGTTTGGGTTGTTGTCGCTGTTGCGGCCACCGTCGAGCTGGACCTCGTCCCACCCATACAGTCCGCCGAGAGCATTGCCCCCAGCCACGGGTTGGCACGACGGGGTGTCCGCACTCTTCGGCACGCCAGCGACCCCATTCCCGCTCCGCCCTGTTGCGGTACCCCAAGCAGCCAGCCCAAGGGCCTGGCGCACCGTATTCCATGGCTTCAGCCCTGGGGCGAAGAGGTCTTCCTGCGTCTTGTTCGGGTTGCCGTGTGTCGGCTCGGGCCACTTGATGGGGCGTGGCCCGCCCACCAGGAAGACACGGCGCCTTCTCTGCGGCACCCCGAAGTCTGCCGAGTCAAGCACCCTCCAGCCCACCCAATCAAAGTGCTTCTCCAGGTTCTTCAGGATCACTTGGTGGAAGTAGGCGTTCGGGCAGAGAGGCGTCCCTATGCAGGTCTTCCCGCCCTTACACGCCCCCTTGTGGTTGGTGAGACCGACCACGTTCTCCCCCACAAACCAAGTGGGTCCGGTGAAGTCGATAGCGGCCTCGGTTGCAGGCCACATGTTCCTCTCGTCTTGGGCACCCTTCCTCTTCCCCGCCGTGGACCAGGCCTGACAGGGGAACGAGGACCACAGGAGGTCTGGGGCCATGCCCACGTATAGGGAAAGGTCCCTAACGTCTCCTCGCACGGCTGGGAGCCCCGCAGCCTCAAGTGTGGCGCAGGCGTCCTCGTCCCACTCCACGCAGGCCAGGTGCTCAAAGCCAGCAGCCTCGAGGCCGAGAGCTGCGCCCCCTGCCCCAGCAAATAGTTCAAGTGTTTTCATTTTCCTTCTCCTTCCTTGTGCCGCTTGATTGCGGCGCTAGACGTTTGCCTTAGGCACCTAGCCATCAGGGCGAACTCCGAAATAAGGGACACCATCTCGAACTTGGTTGCTTCCCCCTCTTCTCCGAGCAGGGCGATAACATCCGAACAGGCCGAGTCGACCGCCTCTGCGAACGTGTCTGCCTGACACGCCACCAGATAAAGTTCGCTTACCTCCTTCATTCCTCCTCCTTCCATTTTGGGCAGTCAGAGTTGACTCCAGACTCTATGCCTGGACACACGCCGCCCAACTTATCTCCAGGGCACCAGGGCTCCTCCTCGATGAGGTCGCCCCCTCCTTCCTTCTTCCCAGCCTCAAAGCCTAGGCTCCACGCCCGCTCAATCAAATCGCACACCTCGCGAGCGGCTTCGCTTCCGGTAAGGGCCGCTATTCCAATCTTGCCGGGAACCGCCTCCATCCACTCAGGCAGTAGTTCGTCAAGGGGATGCTTGGGTTCCGCTGTCTTGCTCATGTCCTCTCTCCTTCCTAGACGACGATTCCGTCGCCATCACATGACTTGCATTCGGGATCTACCGGGCGCATCCCGTAGTCCTCAGGGCCAGCCTCGTTGCCCCACGCATCGCAGACGGTCTGACCGCCCCAGCACTTCTCACATCCGTGGGTGCGGAGCCACTCAGCCGCCGACTCTTCCTCCGCTTCCTTCTCAGCAGCGTCCAGCTCAGCGACGGAGCAGGGCAGCCTCACCCGGTAGCCTCCGTTGCAGTCCAAGCCGTCGCTTCCTTCGCAGTAGGGGGAGACCGTGAACACCCCGAGAGGGTCGAACTCGTTGGTCTCAAAGACCACCGGCAGTCCTGCTGCTGTGTACTTGAAGAACGTCCTTTTCAGGCTACGAAGGGACATGGCGTCCGCCTCAGCCTGAGTGCATGGCCTGTTTCCTGGCGCCGCGTCAGCGTCGAACCCGCCAGATGCCCGGAAACCGTTTGGCACTGACTCTCCTGCCTTTACGGTGCATCCGTAGTGGTCGAACAGGTCGGTCGCTGAGCGGATGGTCTTCCCCTCCTTACGGGCGAACCCCCGGACGACAGCCTTGGGAACGTCGCTGTGCTTCCAGCCGTTGTCCTCGCTGTATGCCCCCGTGCAGGTTGCGCTGCAGAAACCATTCTGCCACCAGGAGTCCAGCGGCCCATTGCCGATGAACCCAAGCGGGTTGGGGATTCCGGGGTCATTCTCTGGAAGTTCCGCGTAGCAGAAATTGCAGATGTCGTCTGGGAAGTCGTTCATCTGGCAGTATCGATCCCAGTCTTGGCTGGGGCAGTAATCAATCACGTCCTCTCTCCTTCCTGGCTTTCAGCCAACTCGTCTTCCGTCTGCCTGATTGCCCACTGCAGGTCCGCCATCTTCCGCGCCGGCTTCCCCTCCCAGTCACGGGAAGAGATGCACCCCTCTATGGCGTCGAGCGCGGTGTTCATAGCGTCCACCTTCCCCCTGAGGTAAAGGCGGTGCATCGACAGCGAAGACAGTTGTGCCTGCATCTTGCTCAGTTCGTCTGACGGCGTGCCTTCTAGGCACCCTTCGTTCAACTCCTCAGTGTCCGTATCAACTATCTGAGAGGCTTCCTCGATCAGCCTCATGCGCTCAGACAGGAGCTTCTTCACAATGTTCAAGTAGTCCGACATCTCTCTCTCCTTCCTGGTGGAATGTCCACCAACCCACTACGTCCAGCAGTGAGCCAAACAGTTCCGGTCTATCCGCCCATGCGGACGCCTCTTCAATCGTCAGACCAAGGCTGAGCCCAAGTTCGACCGCGTACTCCACGGCAGCCTCTGCCCAGTCAGCCTTGTCCATGTTGAGGACCCGCTCCTTGTCGGTGTCCTCTACATGCTCCTTCCATCCATCCAACATCTCCTGTGTAGGGGTGCCCCGAACGACCACCTCCACCTTCCCATGCGTCTCTATCCAGACGTGCGCCCCGCACGAGAGCGGCTTCTCCGGTCGGTAGACGACGCGAGCTGCCTCGCTCCCGTCCTGTCCGTAGATGACCGCCTCGTGTGCGTAGTCGTTCGACTTGTAGGTCTTCACCGTAAGCACGGGACAAGTCTCGCCGTGCTTACGATTGGACTTAATCTTGTGCTGGTTTACATGCACGATTGTCTTCACCTCACCCTCCCTCCTAAAGCCACTCGACATGGCCGAGCGGCATCTCTATTACGGACATCCCCGCATACTCCGCGTAGTCGGGGAATGACCTGGGCTCGCCCTGGTCGTTTCTGGGATACCCTCCACGGGTCTTCCGCCCTGCGAGGTACTCCTTCCTCATCGCCTTGACGCACTCTTCCTTTGTCTCGCCAACGACGGTGAGCTCGTAGTTGAAGACGTTTAGTTGGGCGAGATAGACGCTCTTGGGCTCCTTCTTCTTGCTCATGCTCCCTCCTTCTCAAGCCCGTCCCTTACCTGCTGCTCGCGGAACTTGTAGACCCTTCCGTCGACGATGCTCTCACCGAGCACGGTGAACTTACGGCCCTTGGGCTTGATGCCGCAGACCCGGAACACACCCGTGTACGTCTTGAACATCTTCCCGTAGTCATCTGGCTGGAGACCGAACCTGGCCGCGTACTTGCGGAACTCCGTCTCCTTCAAGTCGACAGCCTCACCGCCCTCCGTTCTCTCGGGAGCGACGAGCTTGAACGCCACCGGCATCTCGTTGTGGTGGTAAGTGCAGCGCTTTTGCTGCAGCACCAGCCCGAAGTCCTCAGCTACGAGCTCAAGCGCCTCCTTGCAAGCGTCCAGGACCTCTCCAACATTCTTACTATCAAAGCTCTGAATTGACATGACATCTCCTTCCCTCGCCCACTGATGGGCGGGTGTTATGCGGACTTCGTCGCCCCTCTGACGACGAATCGACCGCCCTCGCACTCACTCCAAGCCAGCGCGACCCTGTGCCGCTCCATGCTTGGAGTGAATATCCTGATTGCGCCGGCCCCCTCGTGGGACACCGAACGACCAACCCTAAGCAGGGCCAACAGGTCCTTGATTTTCAATGACTCGTGAACGGCAATAATCTCATTCGGCATTCAGCACTACTTCCTGCCCGTCTCTGGGCGTTAACTCGAGGCCCAGCCGAAGAACAAGAACGTCTTGACCCCGGTGTCCTCATATTCCCCGGTCTGAATGCAGCCCGCAGGACCCCACTTGTCGTCAACCCTGGGGTCGCACTCGTCAATCAGCTTGTCCGCAAACTTCGTCGGCTCCTCCCCTTCCGGCACGGCGATTGACGTGAAGGCGCCCTTCTCCGCAAGGGTTCCGGTGTAGCCGGCGTGACCGTAGTCGTACCGAGCCTGGTCAACCGCCTCGTTGAAGGCCTCCTGAGCGGTCTTGCCACTCGCATTTGTAAAGAAAACGTCAGCTCCCATTTCTATCTCCTTCCAGGTACAAGCGTACCATTTGAGGTTGCTTCATGTCAACCCCAAAGTTAAATAAATAAGTCACCATTTAGGCCACAATACGCAGCCACCCACTCGCCAGTTCGCCCCTCTGAACGAACCCAGTAGTGTCCCTTGTAGCCGGCCCCTTGGCGTGCAGAATCACCCAGTGCCCAGGTGGATCCCAGAACCGAATGTCGTCCTCGTCGCCAGAGACGACAGGGAACCCATTCCAGACCCCGGCCTCGACAATCTGTCTGGACGCTTCCTTCGCAGTCGTCCTTGTCATGCCAGTGGCTGTCTGCACCACAGCCGCAGCGTTGTGCCCTGCCTCGAGGTAACGCAGCGCCCTCCCCATAGACTCCGGGTCCTCGCTGAGACTGAACGTCAGGTTGTAGTTCGGCGGAGTCCTCCGCCTCTCAAGAGGCACCTTCGTGTAGTCGTACCAGTAGATGTCCTGGAACTCGTCGATGACTCCGGACCTCTCCCATAGGATGTCACTCGTACCGTTCAGCCTGACCGCAGGCTTCATGCCCTTGATCTTCGCCAAGTACACGTGCTGGTGGAGTTCCATCCTGAGCTGCTCCATGAAGTCCTCTCGGAAGAGGTGATAGAACAGCGTCTTGCTGACTCGAGCAGTCCTCGCCATGTTCGTCACCAGTTGACCAGTCGTCTTGATGCAGACATCGGCGCAGCTGGTGGCGAACGGACATGTGTTGAACCCAGACTCGATTGCCGGCGCCAAGTGCATCACCGCAGTCAGGACTCCTTGACCCTCACCCTTCATGCACTTGAAGTTCTTGCCGAACAACTGACGAAGACTTCCTGTCTTCGTGTACCTCAGCCGGTCCCTCAGGTTCGCGTCATCCGGGTCCAGGCCGATTGACCTGATTCCTTCACGCACTCTCTCGTTTTCGATCCCCATCGCTTTCTCCTTCCAAAGTGTCAATACAATCGGGGCAAACCCCGCCTTCCATGTGCTCTTTGAACGTCCACTCCTTGCAGACAGGGCAGCACACATCTCCCATTTCCAAGCACCCGAGACAGGTTCCTTCCTCCAAGTCGTCGGGGGCCTTCGGTTTCTCACATCTCTCACACTCTTCGCAGTCACACTGCACCGTGCCGCTAGCGTGGCACCTCCCTCCGCACTCCGAGCATGTGCCGTAGTAGTTCCCCCAACTAGGGGATAGGTTGCTCACCACTCCTCCTCTTCCGGCTCATAAGGAATGCCCTCTTTGTTGAGCAACCCCTTCGCGCCCTCGATTGCGTCCCACAGTTCTCGACCCATGTCATCCTTGTCGATCTCTGCGTAGTTCAGTCTCGCTAGATACTGCAAAAACTCTCTTGCTTCCTTGCTCATGCTTCCTCCTTCTCCGTCGACCACCCCATGGCCTCGTTGTACGCATCGCAACCATGCGCCATACCCTGTTGCATGGCCCACTCGCTTTGCCAGTCGTCGTATAGGTCGTCGTCGTTGGTTGGGCTGAAGTTGGGGTTTGCCATGAGAGCGAGTCGCTCCCACACCTCAACACCGTCACCATTGACCCCGCAGAAGCGGCACAGCTCGACGTAGGCGGCGCTTGGGCCCCATGCCCAGACGAACCCATCTCCCGGCCTGCTAAAGGCGTCCAAAGCCTTCCTTAGGCTCTCGTAGTCGTTGCCAGTCCAGCAGTCGTCGTTGTCGCTGTCGGGGTGCGAGCCCCAGACAGACACTGTGTACCGATTATGCTCCTCGCTCATGCTTCCTCCTTCTCCGTCGACACCACCTCCGCGAACGCTGCCTTGATTTCGGTGGTACCGCCTTCGTAGCGAATAAGGTCGCCAAAGCTGACCGCATCGCAAAAGGACGGATAGTTGTTTAGGATTCCAGTGCCGTCGTCGTCCGTTCCGCTGACCTTCTTTACCCACATGGACTCACCGGCCACCGGAGAGCCGCCCGGAACAGGGAAGTTGATCACCTTTATGAAGGTGTCTCCGCCCTCTTCTATTTTCCAGTTGCTCATGCTCAGTCCTCCAATGCGAACGCCAGGTCCTCACCCAGCGCCTTTGTTGCGAGCTCGCGACCATCTCCCCAATCCGAGAAGTACCCGTCTGAGCTGATGTAGTACGGGTCCTTCAGCGTGCCCTCCTTAGTCAGGTGGTGTCCCACAATGCACAGCACTGCAGTGACAGCCTCGTCGTATGGCTTGCGAGCGGTCTTGCAGAAGTTGAACCCGCCAGGATTGGCCCGCTCAACGTAGAACGTCTCGTGTCCGTCTTGACCCTTCCCGTTGAACCGGATTATGTCCGGGCCATTCAGGGGAGGGATCGACCTGTTGAAGTCGAACTGCAGGTTCGGAACCTCAGCAATGACCTCCTTAGACGCAGCCTGAATCTTGGCCCACGTCTCCTCGTCGATCTCCGGTAGCTTCCAATAGTGTGTGTATCCCATTGTCTCTCTCCTTCCTTGTCCGCTAGTTGGCGGTGAAACCCCAGTACAACCGGGGCGAATGTTGGAACATCAGCGAGCCCCTGGCCCCGTCGCTCTTGCGCCGCACCATCATGTAGGGCGCAGCGAAGCCGATGACCTCGAACTGCTCGCGGATCTCGTCGCTGTCGTAGACGGTGCCGTGTCGCTCCTCCAGTTCCTGGCGCACGGTTGCGTTGCCGTTGATCTGGCTTACCAGAACTCGTCTGGTGGCCTCCGTTGGATCTCCCATGTCTCTCTCCTTCCGGCCCTTAGGCCTGTGCAGCGCGGATGTGCGCTGTCTCGTCTCCGCCGCCACTACCAGCTTGGTAGTGCTCGTAGTTGCGGATCGGTGAATCCTCCTTGTAGTGCTCCTCAATCGAGGGGCTTCGTCCGTACTTCGCCCTGTACGCCTGGAGGAACTTCCCCGCGTCCATGTCCTCCTCGAGGTAGGCGAGGTGGTCTTTCATGTACGAGTAGGACGAGACGCTCCATTGGATCCCCAGTTCAACAAGCAGGTGCTTGGGAACTTCCAGCCACCCATGTCCAGGGTCTGTGTAAAAGTTGAACGTAACCATGTCAGCCTCCGTTCACGGGGAAGACTAGGCTCTCCCCCTCGGGGCCTTGGCCGCGCAGGGTGCCTCCGTCGTTCCCCTCGTCGTCCTTCGACGGGTAGAGGAGGGTTCCGTCGTCCAGGTGGATCACGATGGGCCGCTTGTACCAGTCGCCAGCCTCCTCATCCGACATCCAACGCACGCTCTCAATCTTCCTTCCAACGAGGTGCTTCTTTCCGTAGGCGTTCCAGTGCTTGATTCGGGCCTTGTCGTCCTTAAACATCTCACTTTCCTCCTTTGACCTTGACGAAGTTGACCTTCGTCATCCGTTGATAGCGAACCCGAAACTGCCCCTTGCCGGGGTGCATCTGAACGAGGTCGCTCTTGTTTGTCACTTGACCCGATTGAGTCATGAAGTCTTTGTTGCCATCAAAGTCTTCTTGAACAGCCTTCAGGCTCTTGTAGTCCCGTCCATAGGCGGGGGTTAATGGCTCTAATCCAAACATCTCACTCTCCTTCTTTCTCTTTTATCCAGTCGACGGAGCGCCGCTGGTAGTCAGTTAACATTCTCTCTGGGAGTCGGACGTGTCCGGTTCCTGAGCACGTAGTGCATTCGCGGTCTGTGAATAACAGCGACCCGTAAGAGGTCTCTGTTTTTCCAAAGCCGTGGCAGCCCTCGCACTCCGCCTTGGGCGGAACGCTAACTCCTGCAGCCACCAGGACGGCGATGCTCTCCTCGCTGGGAGGCTTGTAGTCGTCATCCCAGGAGTAGCCTGCCGCGCATGCCTGCTCCACTAGGTCAGCGACGACGCGCTTAATGTCATCGTTCAGTTCCATCTCTCTCCTTCCATCATCCAGTGTGTATGAGCTCGCCACAGATGGAACATTCCTGTCCGTGGTACCAACGCCCAGACTCCTCATCCTCAAACCCGTAC